AAAGTCAAAGTCAAAGTCAAAGTCAAAGTCAAAGTCAAAGTCAAAGTCAAAGTCAAAGTCAAAGTCAAAGTCAAAGTCAAAGTCAAAGTCAAAGTCAAACCCAAAGGGGGGTTAGTGTGCCTGCTTCACTATCATCATTTTGAGGTAAAAACACAGTGAAGCAGGGGGTTAGTGTGCCTGCTTCACTATCATCATTTTGAGGTAAAAATCATTTTTACACGGAGAAGCACAATGAGATTAGATATTGCTTTTAGTAGAGCCGCAGCAACAGACGCTGGCATGGAGTTTACAAACCTGCGCAACGCAGACGATTTGAGTATTGCCAGAGAGCTGCTTGAGTGGCTCTTCTGCACTGCTGAGTACTGTGGCGACGAGCACTTAGCGTGGTTATTAAAGGAAGAGCCGTGTATTCGAGTGCCTTTCTCCGACCACTACGTCAATGACGGCGGTGCTGGTGAGAACATCATCGTCCGTGCCAACAAATGGGGTCATGTTCATGCACCGTTAACCACTTGGCTTAAGAAGCACGACATAACCTGGACGGAGTTTTAAAACACGCTTGGTGAATAACGTTGACAAAGCCTGAATAACGCTAATAAACCGGAGGATTTATGGACGCAGAATACAAAGCCGCCCCTAGCTGGGTATCACTCATCGACCCTATGATCGCAGTGCTGCAAAACGAGCACGCACGTTATGACTCCCAAAGCTTCGTACGAGAAAGCTTAATGCTGCTAGCAAAAGCGGCAGACCGCGCTAACACGGAGCGCGTAGCACAGGTCGCGGACTACGAAGCTGCATACCTGGAAGTTGATTTATGAACGAACACATTGAGGTAGTAAAGAAATGGTTAGCAGACAACGATAGCGTTAGTCAGGAACAGCTTTCGTCCAGCCGTGATTACGCCTTTCACGCCTTTTCCGCCGCCACCTTCCTCTCAGATGCTGCTTTTGACGCTTTTGGTGTCGCCGAAGCCGTAGCCGAAGCCGCTAATGTTGTGTTGTACGCTGCTGATGCTGCATCTGAAGGGAACGCTGATGCTGCTTACTGGGTTAAAAAATACGAGGAGTTAACTAATGACAAATAAACACATCGAAGTAGTAAAGAAATGGTTGGTAGACAAGGAGTCTGTTAGTCACGAAGAACTAAGGGCAAATGCTAAGACTGCTGCTTATACTACTGCTTATGCTGCTTATTCTGCTGCTGCTTATGCTGCTGCTGCTCTTGATGTTGATGCTGCTTACTGGGTCAAAAAATATGAGGAGTTAACTAATGACAAATAAATACATAGAAGTCGTTAAGAGATGGCAAGCAGGAGAAGAAGTTAGTGTAGAAGCACTAAAGGCAAATGCTGATGCAGCTTGGGCGGCTTATACTGCTGAGGCTGCTTACGTTGCTACTGAGGCTGAGGCTGCTGCTAAAGCTGCTTACGTTGCTGCTGCTCGTGCTGATGCTTCTGCTCGGGAGAGGTGGCATCTGCATAAGGCGGCTACTGCTGCGGTCTCGGCTGCTGATGCTGATGATGATGCTTATGATGCCGATAAGGTGGATTACTGGGTTAAACGGTATGAGGAGTTAATTAATGACAAAGAAATATAGCAAGGCTCACTATAAACACTGGAAAGTAAAACCATCAAGACGGTCTGATGGTGTACGCTCCGCAGTGAAGAACCTCAAAAGCAAAAGAGAAGAGTCTGAATTAATTGCAGAGCAGACCAAAGCTTTCTTAGAAAGTGGAGGAGAGATTGAAGTCCATGAACAGGACTTTTGCACCGACACATCAAAAGTTGCTTATGGGCATCAGAAAAGTCTCTTCAGCTCCCATATTGGTGACATAAAATGATTAAACAAGCCCTGGAATACCTCAACAATTACCTTAGGGTTCTAGACTTACACACAATATACCAACGCGAGGAGGAATCCCTAAATTTCATCACTTCAGGAACACCTTATTTTGACACCCTACAAGAAGCAGAACAGTATTGTGAGGGATTACAACGCTTTATTAATGAGCTTGAGACATCATTAATCCTAAACCACGACGACATTGCAAACGTAGCTAATGTTCTAGAATTTATACAGGACTACAGTAGCGGTGCAGGATTCCTGCCGAACCAAGGCGAGCCTTTAACTGATCACACTATTGCAGCTGCAGAAGATCTGCTTCGATCACATAAAGTACTCAACCCGCCGAACAATAAAACCTACGAAATAATCATCCGAGCAATAATTACTAAAACTATAGAAATAGAAGCTGAGTCTTTGGACTTAGCAGAAGAACAAGCCCACCAACAGTTCAGCGTTCTCAACGAGAATACCGATGAACACTACAAACAAAATACTTTAAACATAAAGGAAATCAAAACATGAGAATGACAACAACAACAAACATTCACCACGCTTCAAAGGTAGTCGTAGAAGAACATACGGGGGAAACGACCAAATGGTTAACCTTCAGCATAAGGAACAAAGACGGACTCGAAGAAGCAGACTTCAGTGTCTTTGATCTGGATTTAACCGACCTAATAATCGAACCTGATAACCGCCCTGAAGCTGTTATCGCTGATTTCATGAAAGGGTTCGTGGAGGCCGAATCGTGAATAACTACGCAGTGGCATGGGCACCTAAACGAGGGCTGTCTGGCTCAAAAATAAGGCTGTTAGGTTACCTAACGGTGGATCGAAACCTACCTCTACATAGAGCCTCATTTATAGCTGACCGGCTTACCTTCGAAACAAAGGGTTGTATTGGTTGTTACGTCCCAGTTGAAATGAGCCGAGAGGAGCGCGAATCGTGACCCACGGACTACGAAAACGGAGATCGATCAAGACCACCGTTCGGCTGTTACGAGATTACAACTCGTTTACCGCAGCCCTGGCTGCAACCGGAAGCATGACGCCCGAAAGCTGGGAGCTGCTCTATAGGCTGCACGAACGCACCAATAAACAGATCAGCGCACTCGCTGAAAGACCTAGCAAAGAGGAGGTCGAATCGTGAGCTACGAAGTAACCATCGAACTAGAGTTCGACAACCAACCAACCCAAGAAGATATACACAATTACCTTATTGATCTTATGTACAACGGCGGCGTTGCTTACAACCTTTGCCAATGGGTAGACAGCAAGACGCCGGGAGCAAGAAAACGTATTGACCATGGCTTACACATGGGAGAGGTCGAATCATGAAATATCGATTTGAAGATGCTAAGGCAGCTACAAGCGATAAAATTGGACGAGCTTGGGGTTGATCTTACGATCAAACAAATTCTACAGATGTTATTGACTAACGCGCTAGCCGCAGAAAAGAGAGGGGACTAGTTATGAAATATGGTCATCCACATGATCATATTTCATAACCCAAAACATCGGCCAAAACATCGGCCAAAACATCGGCCAAAGAAGAGGGGCGCGAATCATGAATAACACAAAAAACACTAGAGGAGATCAAATCATGACTAAAATATCAGATTTAAACAGCCACAACCCCGCAATCATCACTTTGTCAAAAACAATGTTAGATAAGTCCACTATCGATGCAAACAACAGCGTTCGTAATCTCAGCAAACTACTAGGCGTAGATTACGAAAAAATGAGCAACGGAGACAAAAAAACAATCAAAGCAGAATATTTAGACGGAGTGCCGACCACGATTAACTTCTACCGAACAAAGAATCGTTCAGACAAGAGGCTATCTATACGTGACATCAAGCACAAAGCAAACGCGGGTGACACCATAGCAATTACTACTAAAACCGATAAGAACGGCAACACAGTTCTTGTCATCAATATTTCAATCGAAACCCAATTCGCAAAACTCGCAGAAGGAGTCATTAAATGACCATAATAGACAATGTCTTAGACATGAGCACGAAGCGTAGAGAAAAAACCCTCAACAATATGGAGATGCGTCAAACCCAAACAGGGTTCGGAAAGCGAACTACCGAGCACGACACCACGCTCAGCGAGCAATACACCCAGAACCTGGGCGTACTCGAGTCACCAGACTTCTTCGAACCCATCGAAACGCCACTGTTTGCTACCTACGAGGGTCAATCCGTCGAGGTGCCAAACCGCAAAGCGATCATCCGATCAGACACTGGCGAAGTAGTATCAACCGTGGGCCACAATTATAAAGTCGTGAACAACGCGACGGTGTTCGCGGCCTTCGACCAAGCGCTCGCTGAATCAGAAATTGATCTCACGGGTGCTTACAAGCGAGTGTCTGTTGCATCCGGTGGAGCAAAGACAATCCTCGCGTATTCGTTCCCGGCATATGAAGAGACGATCACGAACCGCGAAACGGGAGACGTGATCCGACTCACCGCACTGCTATTAAACAGCTACGATGCAAGCAGCATGTTTTCGGCTCGCTTCCAAGAAGACAGGCTCATCTGTAAAAACTCAATGGTTGGTGCCACGGACATCACAACCTTTGCTGGCCGACACACGCAGAACCTGCAGATCGAGCACGCAGCAGAGAAGATCAAGCAATCAATTGATGTCTTCTGTGGCAAAGCGGATCTCTACAAACGCTGGGCCAATGACAAAATATCTTTTGATACGGCAACCAAATGTTTCGAGAAGCTGTCTGTTAAGAAAGGCTACACAACAGAGGTCAACGAGAGGCGCTTAGAAGAGTACCTCGAACAGTGGAACGTAGAAGTCCGAGCCTTGGGTCACACCAAATGGGCGCTCTACAACACCCTCACTCACATCAGTACTCACGCCAAAGTGCAGGAACGCAGCCTCAAAGCAGGCAACGCACCCTTGCGACAGCTCAACAGAGAAATTGAACTTACTAAGTTCCTACAAGGCCCAGGACGCGAATTCTTAGACTTCGGAGTAGCTGCATGAGCCTACAAAAGCCTTCCAACCACGAACAGGGGCAATTGGTAGCCCTGTGGAGTGAATTAAACAATCGGAAAAGGACTTCGCCAAAACCATTTAGCAGTGCCGACCTTGAAGTACTCAAGACGCATATCCCAGAAGGAGATTTCACTTGGGGTGGCGAACCAGGTGAATGGCATGTTTACAGCTGCGGCGACAAGGATTGTGATCGGCAATGGCATTTAGTCGCATATTACGAAGACATTTCTCGCAACAATGGTGTTCTTACAATTGATGGTTATTCCGTAGATGAAGATGGCAACCACGACCTAGATTTTGAATGGCACGACGGTGATGATCTCTCTGAACTTTACAGTATGAGCGAAGAAATACAGTCTGCTTTCTTTCTTGGCTGGGCCGAATACTGGATTAACGCTGCAGAAACAGGCTTAGATCCTTGCTCTATCGCTATTGATACACCATCCAAGCATGACAATTGGCCCAAATTCTGCATTAACGCGGCGAAGAACATGCTTGTATATGACTCTAAAGGAGAAACTGCATGAGTAAAGACCATAACTTATCAATAACGCACACCGAACGAGACTGGAGTTCTTGCGAACTCATGGTTGAAAACGTTCGTTACGAGCTGAGAGTTTATACAGGCGACGACACTATCCAGGTGTTCCTCGAACTCGAAGACTACGCTACAGAACGCCAGAAAGAGTTAGGCGAAATAGAGGTTCCTTACGAAACTTTAGGAGAAGCGGCATGAGCCTTAAAGATGAAACCGTAGGCATCTTTGCCACACCAGAAGACATGGACGCCTTGCAGCGGTACATCCAGCTATTTAGCGGCAGCGAGCAAGTAGTAGCTAGCACCTGCGCATTCATGGCCTGGAACCTCGCTTGCAAGATTGCGCAAGAAGAACACGACGAAAAGGAGACTGTATGAAAAAAGGATACTTTGTAATACGAGCAAACCACTGGGGTCAAGCCGACAGCCTCTACGAAGCAATTCGGAATTGCGAGTTGAACGCACCCTGTAGATTCACCAACACCATCGATTCCATAGAAAGAGCCTTCGGAAACGAAGTGGATCTCCGAGACGATCTCGAAGAGATGGCCAAGTACCCCGAGGAGTGGCAGGACGAAGGTGAGACAGAGTTCCAAATCGTTATTAGCAATGCTGATAAATGGAAGTTCAGCAGTGCCTCTGGCATTGATGGAGCACCATCTTATGAATGGATCGGGGAAGACGATAAGCCAGAAAGCAGGGTTCCTACCGTCAACCTATCCTGCACGCTCGACAAGGGAACTGGCGAGATCACGATCAGGAAGTACGAAGGCAGCCACGATCTCAGCTAGCAATGTGACTTGCAAAGGATTGCCTATTGATAATACTCTGGGTATTATTGAACACCTTCTGGAGGAAGCATGGACAACGAACACGAACACGAAGCGCGAGCATTAATCGCGATTGAGGCTATCGCAGCCGAGCTAGGTGACATCAACGTCACACTATTTCAGCTGCTTCAAATCGTAATAGATAATCAGGAGGATTAACGATGAAACTCACTAAACCCCAGCAAAAGTCACTACTAAGAAAATGGCAGCAAGACAGCCAGAACTTAACCTTCATGAAGTTCAGACGCACCGTAGCCCCAATGATCGCAGCTGATGCTGCCGTTGTGAAATGGGGAAACATGTGGCTTGCAATCGAAGCAGACGGATATACACACTCTTAAACTAAAGGACTTAGACAATGAATTCACTAATAGAACAAATCGAAACCTGGATAACAAACTTAATCGATCAGCGTATAGCCAACGAAATAGCCTTAGCGAAGCCCAAAAATATCGAAGAAATAAGCGAAGCCCGCGTCATAGAATTAATAAACGGGTGCTTCAATTCCTTCGATATCAACGACTACCTCGATATCAGCGACTTCGAAGACGAAATTCGTGAGTGTCATTACACGGCTATGGAATCCTTCGATATCAACGACTACCTCGATATCAGCGACTTCGAAGACGAGATCCGTGAAATCGTAAATAACACTTTTGAAACCAAGTCCATTGACATACTCATTCCACAATAATAAAGGAAGATTTAATGTATCAACGCGATAAGAAAAAACAGGACTACACAAAAGAAGAATGGGCCGTGAGGGCGGCAACCCGGAAAACCTATTTAGAAAAAATGACCCGTAGCTCAGAGCCAATGTGCGGAAACGCTCAATATTGGCTCACAAAAAAGTGGACTAACAGGAAACAAAAGTCCACCCCCCCACCCACGATAGCCTCTTACTACATGGAGGTAGCATGGACCGCGAACCCCTAACCGAAAATTCTAGAGACGGCTGATGAAAACGAGAATTCATATCAACCAGCACCATATAAAAGCCAACAACAAGGGTAGTGACCTACCCGTGATCACAGTAAAAGATTACAAAAGCAATCGAAAAACCAACAGTGCTACGATCTTAGCTGCAGATGGTACAGAAGTAGCAACTATTGTCTACAGCCCAGAAAAACCGTTGTCGTGTGGCGCTAGAGTCTGGATCGAAACTGAACTGGAAGTTTTAACTTGAGCAGTGATATTAGCGTTGGTACTATTAATAACTACTAAAAAAGCAGGTGATTTTAATGGAGCCAAAAAAGATCAACAAAGTAACTCCCAAAGAATGGGATCAAACAAACTTTTTTGTTGATCCTTACGACATCCCCCCAACTGATAACATCAACCACCCGCCCCACTACAACAATAATAAAATTGAGTGTATCGATTATTTAGAAGACAGCCTTGGGGATGGATTCACCTACTACCTAGAAGGCAACGTCAAAAAGTACTTACACCGTTGGCGTTACAAAACCGCGCCCGTCGAAGATCTGCGTAAAGCGCGTTGGTACTTAGATAAACTCATTAATGAGGTTGTTGTAGTGCAGCGATCAGAAACAAACAAACCACGAGCGTGATCACTACACTGTACCTCGTCACGGTAGCTGCGTGGTACGACATTGCGGTTTACAAAACAGACGATCAACAAGCCCTTTGTGCCCTCGCAAAAAAGCACGTTGAAACTAATTTTAAAATAGAAGCTGTCTGTGTGACAAAAACAGAACAACTGCTACTAGTAGATAAGAAACGCTATCCCTTATAAACGTCAGGAGGACGTATGGACCTACACGAGTTTTTCAAAACACTACCAGAGTTACAGAAAGACAACATGCACCCAGAGTTCGACCTCTATGTCCGAACCTTTGTGCGAAGCCGCTTTCCCGAAATCCATGCGGAACTAGTCCTAAACTTCCGTAAAGACGAAGCCGAGATCTACGCTCACCAACAGACCCCTCAACAAACGGATATGTTTTAATGCTTGTCACTCTAGATTTCGAAACATACTACGATCAAAAACTAAACCTCAAAAGAATGACAACGATGGACTACGTCCGCAACGACAGATTCAAAGTCTGGGGCGTGGGCATCAAGATCGATACCGAACCAACCGAATGGTTTAGTGAGCACGAAGCGGAGAGCGCGATCCGTGACATCGATTGGGACATCGTTACCCTGGCCTGCCACAACACTATGTTTGATGGCTACATCCTTGCACGGTACTACGGGGTCACACCCCACTACTACACCGACACCGCCGCTATGTCCCGAGCACTAGCACCCAGCCAGTCAGCCCGACTCAAAGATTGCGCCATTAGGTTCTTCCCCCATGATGAAACAATGCGAAAAGGCGACGAACTAGCCGACGCTAAAGGCATCTATGATCTCGACCCCGAGCTTGACGATGCTATCGGCGGCTACTGCATTCAGGACGTTGATCTTACTTACGCTCTATATAACAAAATGGTGTGGGACATGCCTGTCTCAGAACTTGATCTGATCGACATGACTTGCCGCATGTTCTGCGAACCAAAGTTTGTCGCAGACCGTGAAGCACTAATCACGTTCCGTGATGAAGCAATTGGCAGCACAGAAGCTGCTATCGAAGCATCAGGCATCCCTCGCAAAGTCCTCAGTTCAAACAAGCAGTTTGATGAGCTACTGACTAGCATGGGCTTAGTCCCACCAAAAAAGAAAAGCCTTACAACGGGTAAAGAAATACCCGCGCTGGGCAAGAACGACAAAGCGTTCACCCAGATGCAAAAAATGTACCCCGAACACGCAGCGTTATGGGCAGGCCGTAAAGCTTCAAAGAGCCGAATCAACGAGACGAGAGCACAGCGTTTCATCGACGCCATTCATCCTGACGGCACTATGCCAATACCGCTTCGCTACTACGGTGCGCACACTGGCAGATGGACCGGCATCGAAAAAATCAACATGCAAAACCTACCTCGCAAATCCCCGCTCCGAACGGCGCTGCTAGCGCCAGAAGGCAAGCTGGTCTTTGTCGCTGATTTATCGAACATCGAAGCGCGGGTACTTGCGTGGCTAGCCGACGAGGAAAGCTTACTCGATCAGTTCCGCAACGGCGACGACATCTACAGCAACCTAGCTACTGAGATATACAAGCGCCCAATCAACAGGGTCGATGACCCGACAGAGCGCTTCGTCGGTAAGACAGCTGTACTTGGCCTTGGCTATGGCATGGGCGCAGCAAAGTTCCAAGCTACATTAGAAGCAGGAGCTATGGGTCCGCCCATGAAGTTCACAACCAAAGAAGCACAGAACGTAGTAAACACTTACCGCAGTGCATATCCAGGAATCCCCACCTTGTGGCAAAGACTAGAAATCAAGCTCGCAAGCACACTAAATCCAACTTACAACGAGTACTGGCATGGCTTGTCCTTTGACGACAACAAAATCCAATTGCCAAATGGCTTATCGCTGCACTACAACAACCTCAGGTTTGAAGGCGGAACGCTGACCTACGATGCACGCAACCCAGAAACCACATGGGGAGGACGGCTCGCAGAGAACGTCGTTCAAGCCCTATCAAGGATTATCGTCGGTGACGCCATGCTATCGATCCAGAAAGACCCCGGACTCGATGTGGATGTCGTGCATACGATCCACGACGAAGTTGTAATTATTGGCAACGCTATTAATCCAGATGCTACAATGGCTAAGCTCATTGAGCACATGTGCCTACCCCCAGTATGGGCACCCGATCTACCTCTGGATGCTGAAGGTGGTTATGACCGCTGCTATAGCAAATAATCTTATGTCACGATTAGTTCTCACAAGAAAGATCGACCAAACCGTTGTAATACACGACGATTCAGGCGTATTGGCTACCGTTAAGATTTCTAAAATAGATCGCAATCAAGTGCGGATAACCTTCGAAGCAGACCCAGCATTAAAAATAGATCGGCAAGAAATATACGACCAAGGCGCTTTCTTTAACAAATAGTTTAGCGTTTAAGTAATAGTCTGCTATTATATTTACCCCGCTGTAGGAGGCACGATGCAAATAACGTTTTTAGAATCTGAGAACGGAGTCAAGCTCACAAAAAGACACACAACAAAAGGCTCGATCCCCTACCCTCACGTAAAAAACGTAACCAGTCATGAACATCAAGTAACAGCAGACGCTGCCGGCCTAGCGCACCTAGAAGACCTCATCCGTACCCACGGAGATCAAGGTCACTGCATGATGAAAGGTAACCTGAAACGGCACATTGAAAACACATCAAGAGCAGGCAAAACAAACAAACTAGAACCCTCTGCCCTTCTCGTGTTAGACGTTGATGGCCTAACGCTACCGAACTACATAGCACCAAAGACCTTTACAGCTGACAATGTAAAAACTCTAGCAAAGAGCGTGTTGCGCGAATTAGATCCATCCGCCCAGGACTGCAGCTTCATTGCGCAAGCATCTGCGTCCCTTGGAATGAAAGGCAACAAAATATCGCTACACATCTTTATGCTGCTTAAAGTAGCAATGCCAGCAGCATCGATAAAGCTGTGGCTGCAAAATTGCAACTACGAGTCAGAGCTGTTTGCCGATCAACTAGACCTATCTGCCAATGGCAGCACGTTGAAGTACCCGCTGGATATCAGCGTTGCTGACAATTCTAAACTAATCTTCGTAGCGCCTCCTACCTTCGAAGACCCGTCCCACGATCCGTTCAGTTCAGCAGATGACCGGATCGTGGGAGTAACGGGAATAACGGAGACGCTTGACCTCGCCGCAATATGCGACATCAGCCCTGAAGCAGTGTTTCAACGCGCGAACTCGCACAAGAACCGCATCAGAGATGAGAACGGATTCAACAAAAAGAAAGATAAAATAACGATTGCAACAGTCGCGCAAAAAAACGAAGAAATTCTAGACAACCCAGATCGAATGGCAATCACGATCCTATCCCAACAGTCCGATCCATTCATAAGATGCAACGTAAACGGTGGTGACTCCGGGGCTTACTATTTCAAGATTGACGACCCCACTTACATGTACAACTTCAAAGGTGAGCCTATCTGGCTCATCGAAAAAGCTGACCCGGATTTTTACAAGCAGCTGCAAGACATGCGCGAAGAAAACGGCGACGAAAATGCACGACCTGTTTTTCCAGTAGTTATGCGCGATTTTAACACTGCCACGTACTACAACGGCATCTTCGATCCCAACGTCAACGAATTTACCACAACATACCCATTAGTACCTTGCTCACTAAGCGACATGGATGGTTTCATGCGCAGTCATGGCCGTACAAAGCCTGACTTCGTACCAGAAGCTATCGTCGTATTTGACCCCGTCTCAGGAGATGACAACGTCAATCTAAGAACTGTCCCGTACTACATCAACATGTTCAAACAAACTAAATTTATGAGAATGTGGTTAGATGACAAACAACAAACGCCGCTCGGCATAGGTGACTCAAGACAAATTTCAGAAACCTGCCCCCTTATCTACAAGCTCGTTAAACATATCCTTGGGGGGCAAGACCCAGAGGTCGAACGGTTTATTAACTGGCTTGCATACATATTCCAAACAAGACAAAAATCAGGCACAGCATGGGTACTCCAAGGTGTACCAGGGACAGGTAAAGGGGTCTTCTACGACAAAATACTAAGGCCGCTCTTTGGCAACGAACACGTACCAATGAAAACGCTTCAAAACATTGAAGAGCAGTACAACCTCTACATGAAGAAAGCTCTTTTCTTAGTCGTGGATGAGTTTCACATGAACTCAGCAACCGCCTCAACCGCCAAAATAGCTGACAGACTCAAAAGTGCAATCACAGAACCTACCATAAATATTCGAGCTATGCGCGCAAACATCGAAGAGATACAAAGCTACACTAACTACATCTTCTTAACCAACCGACAAGACGCCGTAAATATTGAAGAAGGCGACAGACGGTACAACATCGCCCCGAGACAAGAACAAAAATTAGAACACGTCTATCCAGAAGTCATAGACAATATTAATAACCTAAAAGATGAACTCAATTCTTTTTCACGGATTTTACAAAACTTTAAATACAACGAAAGGCTCGTTAAAACGCCTATCGAAAACACCGCAAAGTCACACATGGCTTCGGTAACCATGTCCGTGATGCAAGAATTCTTCTCTGCGGTTAAAAAAGGCGACCTACTATTCTTCTTAGATGTTCTGGATATCAACCTTACCAATGTCCTGCAAGGCCAGGAGATAACCACGGCACAACGGCTAGTCAAACAATGGATTGTTGAATCTCAGTACCCTCACTCAATTATACCTATTGAACACCTGCGAACCGTTTACAGCATTCTTACCGAAGACCGTTTATCTCCGCGTGAGTTTACTAAACGCGCTGAACGAAGTGGGTTAACGAAAGAACGCAAACGCGAACACAACGCTCCCAGAGGAGAAAGCGGCATCCGTGGAATTGTAACTACATGGAAACTCGAGGAAACGCTCTTTAAGGAAATTACAGATAAATACTTCAACGAACGCGACCGCAAGCTACTTGATGCTCTAACTTAATATTAGTAAACTGATACTCTGCAATTCTTAGGAATAGGGATGATTAAACTAACTGCTGACCAACGCCCTGACACAATTGTCGATTTTGAAAAACCAGAAAAGCTGGGCGAGGTCAGAGCCTGGAGTTACTCCGCGCTTAAAGTATACGAAGAATGTCCCTACCGAACCTACATCAGCCGCGTCAAAGGTGTTAAAGAGCCTAGCGGCCCAGCCGCAGATCGCGGAACTCAGATTCACCAATACGCAGAAGACTACGTCAACGGCACTGCCGGTGAGATGCCTAAAGAACTCTTCAAGTTTAAAGACGAGTTCGAAGCCCTGCGCCAGGGATTTATCGACGCAAAAGTTGAGCTAGAAGGTGAATGGGGTTTCGACCTCGACTGGAAAACAGTCGGCTGGATGCAAAAAGAAACTTGGGCGCGCATCAAGCTCGATGCCCTCGTTCAAGAAGACGAGACATCCGCCAGAGTCATCGACTACAAGACTGGCAAGAAGTGGGGTAACGAGTTAGCTCACGGCCAGCAAGGTCTGCTCTACGCTATCGGCACCTTCTTCAGATACCCACACTTACAGTATGTGCAGACAGAGTTCTGGTATCTCGACAAAGGCGAGACGACTAAGAAGCAATACACGCGCGAGCAAGCCATGCAATTTGCTCCGGGCTTTCATCGACGCGCAATCAAGATGACAACTGAAAAAGTATTCGCTCCGACGCCAAACAGCAACAGCTGTCGCTGGTGTCATTTCAAAACAGGCGACGAACCCGAATGTCGCTGGGGTGTTACCTAGCACCCACCTAAACGATCAAGAAACTTTTGCTGACTACATGTAGCAAGGCTTCCTATTCCCGACGGGAATTCAAATTGTCCTCATGGAACATAAACAGGAGATCAAAATGAAACTAATACAAACCCTTGGCACCAAGGCGCTCCTATGTATAGGCGTTGTTCTTGGTGCCGTTCTTTTTTTAACAATACTCGCCCAAGCGCTAGCAATAGCTTTCTACGCAGCTGCGTTCTTCGCAGCCGTGTGCGCAGTCGGGTATTGCTACCACAGGATTACCAATGATTCTAAACATACTAATGGCTCTGAGCCTTCTTGACGCCCTACTTCTAATCGCCGCAATAATAGGAATTACATATGATTTATGCAGGTCTAATTTCAGCAACAGGACTACTGTTCCTGATCTTTAAATTTGGCATACGTCGTGTCATCACCTACGACATACCTATCGACATTGCTGTAACAGCGCTACTGATCTATGCGTTCGCTGGCACATACAGCGGCATGTTAGCAGCAATGGTTGGTGGCCTAATTGTCTCAATCACGCTCTTCGTCATGAAACGAACCATGAACCGCGAAGAGTTAACCATCGTCAAAATATCTAAGTTCCCATACCGATCCTTTCGCTGGATTGGAGTACGACCATGAATCCTAATTTCGGATACGAATACCCAGCGGGTGCGGAGGAAGATCCTAACGCACCGTGGAACGAAGAAGTGTGTGACAAATGTGGGCATACAGCAGACTCATTGAATGAAGAAGGCGTATGCCAACAATGCACCGACTACGACTATGCGTGGGAAGAAGGACAACGCTCCCTGCTTAGGAGAAATCTAGCATGAAGATGCTCTATAGACGGCACGATGAATTTATCGAGTACACACTCTCGCCCGATCCAGCCGAAGCACTTTACTGGTCAACGTACCGCTTAAAAAAAGGAGAGATCTTTTTAAAAGTAAAGCTTGATCGATCAATTACAGCAGAAATCAGACAGGAGATCCTCGATGACATCCTTAGCCTCGAACCTAATCCCAGTAAAAAATCTTCGGCCCCCGCAGACAAGATACCCAAAAAGCGTAAAACCGCCAAGCAACAAAATGCTCAAGCGCGGAAAACAAAACGCAAAACTGGGTGACAAAGTAACTGGCAAGATGTGGAAGGGTATGACTATCTACTCTTTGACGTTAGAGGAGCGCGCTACGTGTCCTCCTGATTGTGAGCAGTGGGATAACTGCTACGGAGACAACATGCCATTCGGTCACAGGTTCGATCACACACAGATTGGATTCTATTACGCCCTGGAAAGACAGATCACCGAGCTAAACGAAAAACACTCAGAAGGATTTGTGATTCGATTACACGTTCTGGGTGACTTCTTTAGTCGGCACTACACTAGGCAGTGGGAACGCTGGTTACGAAAGTTCAAAAACCTAAGAGTGTTTGGCTATACACATCACCGACACGAGTCAGAACTTGGTTCTATGCTCGCTGACATGAACCGACTATGGCCCGACCGTTGGCGCATACGATTCAGTGATGATCTGAATACAGAATTCAGCGCACATGTAGCGTCTGACACTACAACAACCGGGGGCATTATGTGTCCCGAACAGGCAGGTAAAACAGCCAGCTGCGCGACATGCGGTTACTGTTGGAGCAGTGAAAACCCCGTCGTTTTTATTGAGCATTGATAATACCTGTAGTATTATAATAAACCATCAAAGAGTGATGCAAATGCTAAAGCCATTTGAACACCAAGTAGTCACCACCGACTACATCAAGAACACTCCACGCTGCCTCGTTACCTCCGATCCAGGCACCGGCAAAACTCGTTCAGTACTAGACGCGATCAAGGACCGTGAATCGCGGACCTTGGTCCTCGCACCGCTGTCCATCTTGGAAGCATCATGGGCCGACGACATCGACAAGTTTACACCAGAGCTGTCCTACGCAGTTGCCTACGCTAAGAACCGTGAGAAAGCTTTCACTAGTGACGCGCAAGTTGTGATCACCAATCACGATGCCGTCAAGTGGATCGCTAAGCAACCCGGAATACTTGCGGGCTTCGACACGCTAGTCATCGACGAGTTCACAGCGTTCAAGAACAAAGACAGCCAACGCAGCAAAGCAATGTTGCGAATAGCCGACGAGTTCACGTACCGCATAGCAATGTCTGGCACACCGAACAGCAACGGCATTCTCGACCTGTGGCATCCAACGCTTATCGTTGACGAAGGTGAACGCCTTGGTCGCAGGTTCTACAGCTTCAGAGGTTCTGTATGCACACCTCGCTTCAACGGTTTTGCAAACGAGTGGGTTCAGAAAGATAACGCAGAAGAAACTGTTGCAGCAGCGTTAAGCGACATCAACATTAGATACATGCTCGAAGAATGTATCGACATGCCAGAGCAAAGTGTACAGACCATGTACGTCACGCTGCCAAAAACGATCATGAAGCAGTACCGAACATTGAGTGACGACTCAGTGTTATACACCGGTCAAGCGACGATCAACGCAATTCATGCGGGTGCCAAGGTGAAGAAACTACTTCAGCTATGCACTGGCGCTGTCTATGACGAATACGGCGTGACGCAGAACATTCATACCGAACGCTACGATCTGGTTATGCAGCTGGTCCAAGAGCGCGCTCAGTCACTTGTGGCGTTTAACTGGAAGCACGAACAACGCTGCATGGTCGAGATTGCAGACAAGCTCAAGATTAAACACGCGACAATTGACGGTGACACGCCTGCTCACAAACGCAAAGAAGTTGTGGATCGTCTTCAGGCTGGACAGCTGCAGGTAGTGTTCTGTCACCCTCAGTCAGCTGGTCATGGCCTGACTATGACTAAAGCTAAGACAGTCATATGGGCATCACCGACCTACAACGCTGAGCATTATCAGCAGTTCAATCGGCGCATCTACCGCGTCGGACAGACTGAGAAAACCGAAATTATCCAGATTGCAGCACGCGATACGTGGGAACCAGACGTGTATCAGAAATTAGCAGGGAAAGTCGAGCGCATGGACGAACTGCTAGGAATCCTCAACAAACTAAAACAAGTAGCCTAAGGAGTAAGCATGAACATCAATGAACTAATCGAAGCCCGCGCCGAAGTAAAAGCGTCAATGGAAGACGTGACAAAGCAAACCAAGATCTTACAAGCCGCAAAAGATGATCTGGATTACCAGCTCATACAAAAGTTAGAGGAGCAGGGACTCGCCCGTACTGCTACCGACAAAGCCAGCGTATCAATCAACACAAGCACCGTACCAGATGTGGTGGATTGGGATGCTCTGTACGCCCATATCACTTTTACTGAAGACTTTAGCTTGTTGCAACGACGAGTGTCATCAACAGCTTACAAAGAATTGCTAAAGCTTGGTGAAGACATTCCTGGTCTGCAACCCCGTGAAGTAAAACGAATCAATTTCAGAACCCTTTAAAAAACCAAAACTAACCAAGAAGAGAAAGAAACTATGAGTAAAGCAGCAACAGCAGTATCAACCAACCTTGTGGCATCCACTGACACTCTACCCGCTCACCTCAAAGCTATCGAAGGCGTAGGTCGCGGCAATGAGAACGTCGGCAGCGCGTTACAAATCCCACGCATCAAGCTCTTGCAGAAGATGTCTAACGAAGTAGACAAGCACCACGCTAGCCACGTCGCAGGCTGTGAGCCAGGGCAGTTTATTAATACTGTTACCGGAGAAAACTACGGTACTGACATCTATGCGCTGAGCTTAACCTTCAAGACTGAGTACGTTGTCTGGCGTCAGCTCGATGTAGGCGGCGGCTACCTTGGCGCATTCCCAACACTTGGCGAAGCTAATGAGCGTGTTGCTGAGCAGGACAAGCCCAGTGAATACGATGTTAATGAGACGCACTCACATGTGTTGTTGCTCAAAGATCCTAAGACCGGGAACCTTGACCGCGCACCGTCGATCATGGACTTCGCATCGTCTAAGCTGCGCGTCAGCAAAGCGTGGAACAGCCAGATCGGCATGAAGGGTGGTGATCGGTTCGCGGCCCTCTGGAAAGTATCCGGCGTTCCAACTGAGAACAAGATGGGCAAGGCGTTCATGAACTGCGAAGTCTCGTTTGTCGGTTGGGCGCAAGAGGATGACTACAAGGCCGCCGAAGCAATGTACGAACAGTACAGCTAATACCACTGGACAGGGGTTTTCCTCCCTTTTTGGCGAGCTTGATGCACTCGTGTCCTAAACGCATCACTTCAATTTATGAATGAACACAGTTTTGTAAAATCTATCCATCGATATCTTCATCCTGACGTATATAAGTGGAAAATCCACGACACGTATACAGGAGGCGTCCCCGACGCTATGTATTGTGGGCCAGAGAATCTGTTGTTCGTTGAGTATAAGTACGTTAAAGAACTACCAAAAAAAGATACAACTCTTCTCAGTCACTCCTTGACACCTTTGCAGTCCCAATGGCTTAATCGTATAAATGGCCCCTCTCATGCAGCGCTTATAATAGGCGTAGACAATGCTGCATTAATATTAGTAGATAGCTTTTCAACTAATATTAGTAAACAGCGATTTGAGGCGCACGCCGTATCACGAAAAGACGTAGCTCAATGGATCTACGAAGTCACCTGTTTAGGAAGAAACCCCGAAGCTCGTATATCGATATACGAGCCACTGTCCATAATGACGCACTAATCTTCCTTAGCCGCGTATACCTCAACGTGAGCATCACACTTCGGACAACTCAGGTTCGTTACCATGGAGAAATCACCGCCCTCTTCTTCATCGATGTCATGGTCGCCGCCCCAGATTAACTCACAGTTACAATACCAGCACTTCATGCGAATCTATAGCTCCCTCGGTTTTTCTTCCTGCTAACTACTGCCGTGTTACTGCTCTTATTGTTCCGAGGGTTACCATCTTTGTGGTGTACGTCTTTTTTATCCCCTTTCTTCACTGTGCCTTTTTTCAGGGCTGCACGGCGTGCTTTGTTTCGTCCAGCCCTGCGCTTCTTTTCAGCGGCTGTACCGTGATATTTATATTCTTCTTTATAGTTTCTTGTAGTAGCCATAAGTCTCTCCCGCTAATAACTACGGCCCGTTTTGGTTTTCCGCTTCTTCTTTGTTTTTTTCTTTTTCTTGTTACCCTCGTTGAGGTAACACTGCTTACCTTTACCGACGTGCATTTTTTAGACCCTCTTGATTAGCTTTTACAACCCTAGATAGCCGTTTTAAATAATCGCGAACGTCACTCATGTCCTCAACGTTTGCATCAATCCACATACTAAGTTCATCATACGTCTTCACCAAAATTTCATCTCGCCTCGCCGCAGCTTGCTGTACAGCTTCTTCTGATTTACTCCCCTTAAATTTAGATGGCATTGATCAACCACTCCTTTTCCAGAAACGCAGCTTCATTTACGCGGACGTTATACTCTCCTGGTACACCTGCTGAAAACTCCAAACTGCCGTCATCCACTAGCACTGCCTCCTCATCTATATAAACAGTGCATGGGACAGGTAGCCCCGATAACACAATCTCTGACCCATCAGCGGGCACAGTTTCTGCATTCCATGTCGCTGTGAGCGCGGCTCTCATGCCCACTTCGCCGTCTAAAATGTACTGTGTTTCTGGGTTTACATCGAACCCCGCTTGCACAAAAGACTTACCGGAATACATCTCACTTACTTCTGCGAAAGAAATATCGGGGGTGTAATCGTAAACCCCGGTAATTTCACCCGAACTTTCGTAGCTAACCCACGCCATTATCGTAATCCTGTATGTCCGGTTATTTGAATACGGCTCGACGGCACTGACGTTGTACCACCGTGTATAAAGCACTCAACTTTGCAGCTCACCGCGTGGCCCGCTGCAGCGCTTGTACGCCGTATCGATAGGGTGTCCGTGCCCCACGCATATAGCCAGTCAGTAGTTGACTGTGCTGATTGACCGTTAGAGTAAGTTGTTATTTTTAAATCGTAGGTGCTATTGCTACCGCCAAGTACTGCGTTATTAGCGAAGGTGTTATTAACAATGGCCGTGATGACAAAAATGTAAGGCTGGCCTGTTGTGACGTTCGACGCCGCAGTCATCGTGAGCGTAAGATTATTAGTGGTACTAAACCCTTTCGTTGCATAACCCGTAGCGGTGATTGCGTTCCCCGCTACCTGAAGTGTGCCGACTGCTGCAGTACCTATATAAGCAGTAGTAATCGATGTTGTGCCAAGCGTCAGTACCCCATTATTGTCAACGAGTACCGAACCACCTAAATTTATTTTACCTGCATTAATAGTGCCCGCGTTAATTCGGTTAGTAACGTCCAGCGTGCCTGTTGTTATTGTGTCTGCGTTTACAGAACCAATCTTTGCTGCCGTTATTGATGCGTCTAAAATAGCAGCAGCTTTAATATAAGTTGTACCGCCGCTTACAAAGAACGGAATAGTGGCGGTAGGTGGCGAGTTTGTAAGCCCAGTCGTCGTATTAGCTGGATCAATTATCGCGAACTTATCAGCCCGAATAATAAACGCTGACGACGGAGTCCCGGATACGGTAGTGCTACTTAGCCCAAAACCTGCAACGTGACCATTAGTGTCGATCTTGACTGAGTACTGCCCACTAAGCCCATTTATGCTCTGGGCCTGAGTAGCTATCGACGTCGTGTGACTGCCAACTGTGCTGCTTACAGTAGTTACGGTATTTGAAATCGCGGTGTCTGCATTCGCACGGGTTGTCGCCTCAGTTACAATTGCAGCCGCGTTAGTTGAGTCACCGCTAGATACTGTACCAGCTAAAGTAGTTACCGTGCCTGCAATTGCGGTATCCTCAGTCGCACGGGTTGTCGCCTCAGTTACAATTGCAGCCGCGTTAGTTGAGTCACCGCTAGATACTGTACCAGCTAAAGTAGTTACCGTGCCTGCAATCGCGGTATCCTCATTCGCACGGGTTGTCGCCTCAGTTACAATTGCAGCCGCGTTAGTTGTATCACCACTAGATACTGTAGCAGTCAAAGCAGTTACCGTACCTGCAATCGCGGTATCCTCATTCGCACGGGTTGTCGCCTCAGTTACAATTGCAGCCGCGTTAATTGCATCTTCGGTAGCTACTGTAGCAGTCAAAGCAGTTACCGTACCTGCAATCGCGGTATCCTCATTCGCACGGGTTGTCGCCTCAGTTACAATTGCAGCCGCGTTAATTGCATCTTCGGTAGCTACTGTAGCAGTCAAAGCGTGTAACGCCAGAGCAGCGGCGGAAGTGCTAGTAGCACTAATAGTATTTATTTCGATTATTTCAGCTGCTGAAGTATCAGTTGAGGTTTTTAAAGCATCGTAATCGCCATACAATTTCCAGTACGCAGTGTTAGATAACGCAATACTCGCACTCGCAGATACTGCTTGGATAGCAATATATAGTTTTGAGTCGGTGTTTCCAGCGCGAACGATCTGCCCAACCGCATAATCCTCGGTAGAGTCGTAGACAGGTATGTCAGTGACTAAAGCAAGAATAGCTGCTGTTCTTGCTGTTGCCTCTTGCGCGACTCTCCAAGCAGCAGAAAACATCACGGAAGCGTCGGCGTCGATTAGATCAATACGGGTCGCTAAAGACGCTGCTAACTCGCTTGAAGTTATCGCTGCACTTAAAACGGTTAGCATATGCGCGACATCTGTCGCTGTTTGACCAATTGTGCCACTACTACTGTTCCAAGGCCCAACTGCTCCTGCTGTGTTTACGTGTCGTATCCAATAGTAACGAGTAACTCCACCCCCTACCGGATCACTAAAGACTATACCTGTTGAAACCCCCGCACGAGTTGCGTCACCAAGCACATCTGACGTATGTGACCAAATCTCAGTTTGGTTATGGTTCTCATAGAGCGGAAAATCCCAACTCATATTAATGATCGAGTAAGCACCATTAACTGAAAAACTAGTTGGTCGAAGAGGGACATCGGTTTTAATAAGCTCGTTAGGATCTTGAAAACCAATATTACTATCGTTGATAAGATTTGGATCAAACGGATTGCTTCTTAGTTCCTTTGCTAGGCCAGAATCAATTAGCTCTCTTAAAGTGATTGCTCGATCTACGGGATCGCCTCTACGGCCAAGCCGTATCTCTATCGCTTCAGCAAGCGCTTCCAGATAAGACCGCATCGCAGGTGACGTGTCAGGTGGCGGCTTAGGTATCCCAGGAACTTTAGTTACAGTTGGATTCATGTCCCGCGTATCTCGTCAATCGATTGAGCTAAACAAAACTCGTTTACATCTGTTCCTTCGACCTGCACCTCCCATTCCTGCGCAATTTCTGCTGGCATCCGCATAAGCGGCTCGTAAAGCGTCCCATTACTAATACCACTAGGTACAGTTGTGGCCTGCGTATACGCTGACCCCGACACACTAATTGTGTAATGCGCGAGCAGCGTCCCGTCGCCCCAAACCTTCACGGTCACGGGGTAGGTATCAGCGTGAACAGATACCCAGCCCATGCTCACCGGATAAGGAGTCACAAACTTCTTACTCTTGAACTTCAAAGTCTTCTGTACACTACCGCCTCTGTACTTCTTAATCTTGTTCGCAACAATGACATACAATTCGCCGTCTTTCGGATTCATGTAGCCGCCACGAACATCAGCCGATAGCGTCAAAGTCGTAAGTGCATTCTCCCCCCCGCGTGGATCAAACACCCAACCACCACCCGCGTGAAACGCCACATATGTGCCTTCGTGTTGGAACGCCCTGATTGTTGTTGGGTTATAACTCGCGTTCCACTGTGTTACAGAGGTTAACCCTTTTGTAATCACCTGACCTTGAGCGGACTCCACGGCACACAAACCGTCTGGCCCTGCATAAAGAACATAGTTACCCATGTCTACGACGCTGCGTGTATTAACACAGGCTTGCGCTAAGTCAACACGGATCGCGGTCATCGCACTCGGTTCGGTGCCCGTGATGAAGTAAGGCTGACCATCAGTTAGCGCCACAACACCGTTAGCCGTAGAAGCAATAGCAACGATGTCTTCCTCAGTCGTTATACGGTAGTGAATCGGCCATGCGTGTGGGAGAAAGGGTTCGCTAAGACAAAACCGCTTGCCTGTGAAGCCCGCCATAACGCCTTGCGCGAGGGGAATTAACCCTTTCAACATCCCATCAGGGTATAAAGAAGTATTGTCATCAGGCGGGCCAACCCAAGTAGAGCTGGGCAAAACTTCACCTAATGCGGCTGCGTCTGTAGTGTCCGTGAAAGAGGTGGCAGTGTAGGCAACTTCTCCCGCAAATTGAAACGTAGTATTTGTACTACCCGTGTTAGAACGGTATATGCGTTTTTTCGATGCAGAACCAAAGTTATAATTACCTGAAGGCTGCGAACTTGTAAGCAAAGTAACTGTCGCTGTTTCGCCATCTGTCATCGTAAGTATTACGCTTGGGCTACTAGGTGGTCCTTCTTCTCCAAACTCAGTAACGAACGTGTAGACATAGCTCACATCATTAGGCGTTGCATCCGCGTCAGCGGTTCCAGACTTAGCAACAGCGGGCGCTGCAGACGGTGCCGGGACGCCTAGCCTGTAGCTGTTCACCGGATAACCTGCTGCCCCGCTAACTAAAGTGGTTACTGTACCAACGCGCGGGTAGTCGTCGCCCGTAAAGTACAATCGGTCTAGTATGTCACCAGGGATTGGCCCAGCAACAACTGACACATCTTCTTCCGACCACTCTAGCCAGCTCGTATCGCGGTAGTAATAAATTGAGCGACGTGCGCTGTTCTGCAGCGTATAAGCATCGACATCATTTTTTACAGCCACGAGCCTACCCGACTCAAGGTCAACGTTCTCTGCTACCTGCCCAAACTGATCAGCTAACAATCTTGGTGAGACTACGGGAGCGGTGCCACTAAATTTGTCGCGCTTAAAATACGCCATACCTCACCTACGCATCTATGAAGCTTCTATAAGCTGTTGCTCGGCCTCTTGCGCTGCGGGTTCAAGTTTTTCTTGAATGCTGGCAATGGCTCTGGCTGAAGCACCCTTTGTTTTAATAGAGGCTGTCATCTGCACCAACGCATCCAGCTCGGTGGCATCGAAAGACACTTCATATTCAAGATCACCAACGAGTGTTTCAGGTTCGAGATCATCCTGAACCAGTTTCGCAGCCGCAATGAGCTTATCCTCAATACGGACTACCAGTCTTGCTGCGCTTCCTTGAATGTCTGCATCACGAACAATCGCAATCATTGATGCCATTTCTGAATCACTAAAAATAATCATGTTCTATCCTCTATAAAAAGTTAAGCGTCAATATTACCAAGGCAGCG